GGCAAGCTCGGAGCACCAGCGGCAGGTGAAGCCGAGGGATTCCTCCGGGTTAATCACTTCGCCGTTTGATTCCGATCCTGTCTGCGTGCCGATGGTGGCGTAGCACTTGAAGTAGTCTGACCAGCTGGCTGTGTGATTTCCGTACTTGTCTTTCGTGACGGTATTTTTCTGAAAGGTTACCGGAATACGGAGTGCTGCGATATTCATCAGAACTCCTCCTTCCGGACGCCGAAGAGCAGCGCACGAAGTGTCAGATTCAGCTGATTATGATCAGCATCTTCCCGGTGTTCATAGAGATAGGCGACGGCGTAGAGGACAGCGATCCGGATGCGGATCAGGACCTTCTCCTCGTTTGCCTCCCATTCGTCGTCCGGGAATCGTGCAATGTCTTGTACGAGCCTTTCTGCGGAGGCGATCATTGTTTTGATGAGCTCATCCTCGTCATTTGAACTGACGCGGAGATAGGTCTTTGCTTCATCGAGGGTTACTTCCATGAGGGCATCTCCTTAAAAAGAATGCCGCCCGGAGAGGGATTCCCCCGGACGGCTGGTTACATCATTACTGGCTGGATCAGCCCGCCGCCTTTACGGACAGGCCTCTCACCGCTTCCGGCAGGATCAGCTTTCCATCGACACGCTCGGAGGCGAGAAAGCCGATCTGACCGTTTGCCGCATAGAGCTCAGACAGACGCTTGAAGCTGCGCCCCTGGCGCTCGGCGATCCAGTAGTAGGAGAAGTCTCCGAACAGGATCGGAACATTCCCGGCAGCAAGCTCCGGTGCGTAGATCGAAGTGTTGTACGGACGGTTCAGAATTGTATCCGGCTGACCGGCCACAACAGACGGCTGCCAGATATAGTTGCCGTTATTGTCCTTGATCTTACGGAGAGCCTTCACGGTAGAATCGTTCAGAATCCATGTCGCACGGTTGCGGTAGACGCTCCTAAGAGAGTGGAACACATCCATAATCGCATCGAAGGTGATGTTGGTGTTCGCAATCTCAGTGGTTGCGCCATCGGTCGCCTTGACCTTGGTGAAGACACCTTCCGGCTTCTTATCGCCGTTTCCGGTCAGGAATGCTTCCTCCTCGGCAGCCCCAATACGGCGGGCAAACTCCTGAGAAATATAGGATTCGAGGCCGAATACGGAGTCGTTCATCAGTTCCTCGGACACCTTGATGGCTGTTCCCAGCTTATATGCGGAGAGGGATACCTGATCGAACTTCTCGTCGGATTCCGGATACAGACCGTTTTCCTCCATCCAGCTTGCGGTTCCATGAGAAGCCACAATCGGAATGGTGTGGGTTCCGGACTGGGTCTGAATCACGTGCGCGAGAGAACGGAAGAAGTTCTCGTCAGTCAGAGCCTGTACGAGCTGCTTTTCGTACTCGTCTGGAACGAGATAGCCGCCGTTTGCATCGGTACCAACCTCAAGGACGTTACGCACATCGTAGTAGTTGCGCTTTCTGATGTTGTCCCAGAAAGCAGTCTTGTATGCCTTGGATGCGATACCCGGCTTGTCGTCCGGCTCGTCCTTGGCTCCCGGCTTTCCTGTAAGCGGAGAGGAAGTAGGCTGGGAGAGCATCTTGTCGATCTCTTCCTGTCTCTGCAGGCGCTCGATGTCGTGAGTCAGATCGGTGACTTCCTTCTCCATCTTGTCATAGGTTGCGGCATTCTCTGCGGATACATTGCCGCCATTGTCAGAGTGCGTATCAAGGAACTGCTTTGCAGCATTCCATGCCTTTACACGCTTTTCCATTAAATCCATAATCTTGGTCATAATAAATTTTCCTCCTTAATGTGCCAGAAGCGACAGCCGCTTCTCAAGATCAGTGACCTTTACGGTCGGTTTCGTATTCTTCGGGGTGGTACGCTTTGGAATGAGCTTCGAAATGAGAGAGTCGGTGACAGCCTTCCGTGAGAAGAGCATGAGATCGTCCGGCTCCTCTGGATCGGTTTCGTCTGGCTCCTCGCCATCGGCGTACAGGATCTCATCAATAAATCCGAGCTTCTTTGCTTCCTTTGCATTCATCCAGGTCTCGGCATCCATGAGCTTTGAGATCTTGTTTCGGGAAAGCCCCGATTTAATCTCGTAGGCATTTATGATGGATTCCTTGACTTCGTTTAACATGTCGATGGCTTTCTGCATCTCTTCGGAATCTCCGATGGCAACGGTGGCCGGGTTGTGAATCATCAGCATGGCCACAGGGCTCATGCAGACCTTTGTTCCCGCCATCGCAATGACAGAGGCTGCCGATGCTGCGAGAGCATCGATTTTCACCGTCACGTCATATGGGTAGTCCATCAGCATGTTGTAAATCTGGGCGGCAGCAAAAACATCGCCGCCGGGAGAGTTGATCCACAGGGTGATGTTTCCTTTTCCACTGTTCAGTTCATCTTTGAAAATGTCGGGTGTTACTTCATCGCCGAACCAGGTCTCATCGGAAATTTCTCCGTCGAGGTACAGCGTTCGGTCGCTGCCGAAGGAGTCCGGCTCTTCGTTTTTGACCCAGTTCCAAAACTTTCTGGTCATGATTTTCTTTTCCTCCTCTCTTTAAGCCGGTCATCGGATTCCGGCTCCTGCGGTTCTTGTTCTTTTTCATCAGGCTCATCCTCCGTTTCCTGCGTTGATGCGCTTGCCGCAAAGATTCCTGCATCGGCGAGCTTTGTCATGTTGCCATTGATAAGGTACAGATCACCGCCATCCTCTTCAGGAATGCGGTCAAGGTTCTCTAATTCCCGGATATCGTTGGCGCTCATCCAGCCGTTCTGACGGGCGGTAGCATAGCCGTTCATGCGGCTCTGGTAATCGCCACGCAGCAGGCCATCCACGTTGAACTTGAAGAAGTACTGTTTCTTCTCCTCAGGTTTCAGGAGAGCACGTCGCATCGACTGTTCCCAGCGGCTTACCCACGGGTCGAGCGTGTATTTCACGAATTCCAGTGACTGCTGCTCGATGTTGGAAAAGCTCGACTTCTCAAGGTCTCCAATCATATGCGGCGGTATGCGGAAGATCCGGGCAATTTCGTCGATCTGAAACTTCCTCGTTTCAAGGAACTGCGCCTGCTCGGGGCTGATGGAGATCGGCGTATATTTCATACCTTCCTCAAGAACGGCTACCTTGTTGGAATTGGAGGAACCGCCGAAGGCCGAGTTCCAGGATTCCCGGACACGCTCCGGATCCTTTACCACACCGGGATGCTCCAGGATTCCTCCGGGCGTTGCACCGTTTGCGAAGAACTTCGCGCCGTATTCCTCAGCCGCCATCGTCATGCCGATGGTGTTCTTTGCCATTGCAATGGGCGAGTAACCGACCAGACCATCAAAGCCGAGGCCGGGGATATGAAGCACATCGGAGGGAGACAGGCGAACCAGAGATCCTTTCATGGTGTGCGCTTCATCCTGCGAGGTCTGATATTCGTAGTAGAGGTTTCCGTCCTCGTCTCGGTCCACATTCATGCGGTTTGGCATGAGCGGGTAGAGGGCGATGATTTCACCTTTGCCGTTTCGAATGATCTGCGCGTAGGCATTGCCGTAAAGGAGCAGATGTGTCATGAGCGTTTCGCGGAATACGAAGCTTGTCATTTCCAGATTCGGCTCATCGTGCAGAAGATCATACAGTGGATGATCGATAGCCTTTTCCTTCGAGCCATTCTCGGTATAGCGGTACAGGTGAAGCGGAAGACTTGCGATGGCCTCTGCAAGAATTCGCACGCAGCAGTAGACTGCCGTGATCTGCATGGCGGATCGTTCCGTTACAACTTTTCCAGAAGTCGTGCCGCCAAAGAAGAAGCGGTAGGCGCTTCCTGGGGTAGAGTCCTTGGGCTTATCCCTTGATTTGAAGATTCCTTTGAAAATGCTCATTTTTGTCCTCCTTGAGAGTTATTCCGATTTATGCTAAAAAGAATTTGTAAGTTGCCAACCGTTCTGATTTGAATAGCTTACCGTGGAGGGAATGCCGTCCGCCCCAAAAGTGACCCAGGTTGGGGGTAATTTGGTGGATGTGCATTGCCCTCCGTTTTGTCGCTTATATAAAAAGAATTCCTCGCGAATCGTACACGCTTTCACTATTGTTGTTGCCGCCTCGGATTGCCCGGTCGAGCGCCATGATAGTAGCAATTGCGCCATCGATCTTTTCTGTGGATTTCTCCTTGTCGGCTTTGATGTTTCCGGCAGGATCGGTACGGATATAGATGTTATCCATCATCCAGCGGAGCACCGGATGGCCGCCGTGGGCAATGCGCTGTTCGAGAACTAGCTTCATGAGCTCCTTTGTTGGCGGCGACATATCTTTAAATCCCTGGCCGAAGGGAACAACGGTGAAGCCCATGCCTTCGAGGTTTTGTACCATCTGGACGGCTCCCCATCTATCGAAGGCAATCTCTTTGATGTTGAATCGCTCGCCGAGGTTTTCGATGAACTTCTCGATGTAGCCGTAGTGGATGACGTTGCCTTCCGTGGTCTCAAGGACGCCTTGCTTTTCCCAGAGATCATAAGGGACATGATCCCGTCGGACGCGGAGATCCAGCGTATCTTCCGGTACCCAGAAGTAGGGGAGAACCACATATTTATCGTTTTCATCCTCCGGAGGGAAGACCAGAACGAATGCTGTGATATCTGTTGTGGAGGACAGATCGAGGCCGCCGTAGCAGACCCGTCCTTCGAGGTCATCCTCATTCACTGGGAAGGCGCAGGCATCCCACTTGTCCATCGGCATCCAGCGGACGGACTGCTTTACCCATTGATTCAGGCGGAGCTGTCGGAAGGCGTTCTCTTCGCCGGGATTCTGCTTTGCAGATTCGCAGGCGGCTTTGACCTTGTCGATGCCGACCGTGATACCAAGAGACGGATTTGCTTTCTTCCAGACCTTCGGGTCCGTCCAGTCCTCAGATTCATCTGCACCGAAGATGACTGGATAGAAGGTCGGGTCATGCTTCCTTCCGTTCATGATGTCAAGCGCCTTCTCATGCTGCTCATAGCAGATCGAGTGCGTATCATTTCCAGCGGTCGTGATGAGGAAGAAGAGCGGCTGCATTCTGGCATCGCCGCTTCCTTTCGTCATGACATCAAAGAGCTTTCGATTCGGCTGGGTATGGAGCTCATCGAAGATCACGCCGTGGGTATTGAAGCCGTGCTTATTTGCTACGTCAGCGGAGAGCACCTGGTAAAAGCTGTGGGTCGGAAGATATTCGAGCCGTTTCTGGGATTCGAGGATTTTGACGCGCTTTGAGAGGGCTGGGCAGAAGCGGACCATATCGATCGCAACATCGAATACGATTTTGGCCTGATTTCGATCTGCGGCGCAGCCGTAAACCTCAGCTCGTTCCTCGCCGTCTCCACAAGTGAGGAGCAGGGCGACTGCCGCAGCAAGCTCTGACTTTCCCTGCTTCTTCGGGATCTCCACATAGGCGGTGTTGAACTGCCGGTAGCCGTTCGCCTTTATCACACCGAACAGATCACGGATGATCTGCTCCTGCCAGTCGATGAGTTCGAAGGGCTTTCCGGCCCAGGTTCCTTTCGTATGGCAAAGCTGCTCGATGAAGAGAACAGCGTAATCGGCGAGGTCCTTATCATAGTGGGAGGTCTTCTCCATGAACCGGGTGACCTTATATTTCTTTAACTTCCGTACTGCCACGGGTCATGCCTCCTTTCCAAATGGCAAAAGAAAAGACCGCCGAAGCGATCTTGTTTTTATCGGAACGAGAGAAAGACCGGCGAACCGGCTCTCTCGGAATTTTCATTCTTAAGGCGTTTCTTAGTTGTACTTCTTCATGAGGAAAGCGTAGGCCAGCTGGCTTGCTTCATCCTCGGGCTCGATATCCCAGCCTCTGTCGTAATTTAGTGTGATGCGTTCGTCGATGCAAAGCTCCATCTTGGAAATCCTGCCGCCTTCAATTCCGTAATCCTCGGAAGGCTCCGGGTAGTGCTTGACCCAGTACTTTACTGCGGTTCCGTTAATAAGGAGTGTTCCTTCTTCCCACATGGTGTTTTCCTCCTTTAAGCGATCTTGAATTCGATGCCGTTCTTCTTTTCCGGTTCTCTTGAGCCGAAGCGGTGGTCGTTGGCTCTGGTTACCGTCCGGAGGGTGCCCATTCTGCAGCCGAGGCCGCTCAGTCCGTAGATTCCGTCCATGAGGGCGGTGCTCTGGTCGGTTACCACAATGTTGTCAACCTTGGCGGCCCGAAGCGTTTTTACGAAGTCGGCAAGTTCGTAATCCCAGGGCAGATCCTCAACTTCAAAGGCATCTGCGCCGTTCTGGAGGCTTTTGTCATATTCGGTGAGGGCTTTGTTCTCGCCGCTGGTGAAAGGGTAGGGAAATTCTTCTTTTTCGCGCTTGTCGAAGGTTTTCACGCCATCCCAATCGCCCGCTGCAATCATGGCCTCGCGATCCTTTTCCCGGATGCTTCTGGCCTCGTTGTAGGCGATTGCTGTGTTTCTCATCTCTTCAAAGTAGCTGTTCTTTTCCATCTTGTTTTCCTCCTGTGTGCTTGTTGTCCTTTGGTGTGTCTATATATCACTCTGAAGGACTTCTATAGCAAGCAATTCCGGGAGATAATGTGGACAATTTTTAAGGCAATGTCTGCCCTTAAAACTGTGTATCTTATTCCTTACCGGTCAGGATGAAATGCGCGTATTCCTTCCGGTGATCTTCGAGGAAGAGGACCAGCTCGTAGTAGTTTCGGTCGAAGGCCAGGCGCTGGACCATCGGGATATCCAGCATGTTGGTAAGCCCGGTGTCTCGGATTTCGAGGATCTGTTTCTTTACCGTTTCGTCCATCTCAGTCACCGACCTTTCTTACGATGTCTTCGCCGAAGATGACGTTCAGACCGCTTCCGTTGTCCCAATGGACCAGGAGGCTTCCGGTATCATCGACACCGTAGACCGTGCCAAGTGTTCCGGCAGGCGGTGCCTGGACATCGTCCATCTGGATCAGCTCCACTCGGGTGCCGTTCGGATAGGACTTTCTTAAGCGTTCCAGCTGTTCAGGGCGAATCGTTTTCATGCCTGCACCTCCTCGTTCTCAAGGGCCTCGGTGCTCTCGGCTTCGGACGCTTTGGCATCATCCTTTTTCGGTGCGCCGTTCTTCCAGCTGGAGTTTCCGGAGAGGTTCTTTAAGAGAATCTTTCGTTCTGCCTTGTAGTCTTTTCCGATGAAGCCGAGCCGGAGAAGGAAGCAGCGGAATGCGTACTTCTCATTCGTGACCGGCGTTTCCGTGTTGCTGGTCCGCTTCAGATCCTTTGAGAGCTTGCAGAGGGCAGCAATGAAATGCGTGTAGGCCTGAATATTTTCGGGCTCCGGCATCTCGGAGAACCAGGGGAATGCTACCCGGTCTTCTTTGATTTCGAAGCGGAGATCGTCGATGCCAAGTGCATGGCGGATGAGCGTTCCTTTGGCTTCGAGGATGTTTGTCAGGTTTCCGACGGCAACCTTGTCGAGCGGAATCTCAACCGTAAGGCCGGTAGCTTCATCCGAATCATTCTCCAGAATGGCAGCCGTTTCTTCGTTCTGACCATCCGGCTCGGTTTCCTTTGGCGCTGAGTCGCCTGCTTCGGCTTCCTCGTTCAGCTTTTCTTTGCCAGCGGGTTCCTGCTCGGCTTCTTCGGCCTTGGCCTCCTCCGGGGCAGGTGCGGCTTCTCCTGAAAATCCTGCCGCTTTGATCGCGGAAAGGGCTGCCTCGGCGTCCGTGCTGTCGTCATATTCGAGGGCTCCGTCTCGCGTTACGGTGAAGGGGCCGATCTCGTAGTTGTAGGTCGGGAGCTTCATGTAGCGGGGCTTTTCTCCGGTCATATCGGCGATGACCTTGACCAGTGCTTTTCTTGTGGTTCCGGTTGCGTTGTAGTTGATTCTCATTGTGTTTCCTCCTATGTGTTTGTTTTTTGCCTTTCGGCATGTCTATACATCACTCTGAAGGCCTGTGATAGCAAGCAATTAAGAGGAAAAGCGAAGGAGAATAACTACCAATTCGAGAGCCTGAAAACTGTGCGACCTACACAAAGGATCAGGCTTCATCCGGAAGCTCAACTTCCTTAACAAGGTCATCATAGAGAAGTGTCTTTCCGTCTCGAACGACAGACACATTTGCGGAATCTCCGGTGTCTTCCACGTAGCGGCGAAGGATGACGGAGGCGTATTTCGAATCAAGTTCCATCGTATAGCAGGTGCGATTCAACTGCTCACAGGCCATGAGTGTGGAGCCGGAACCGCCGAAGGTATCAATCACGATGGCGTTCTCCTGCGTAGAGTTCTGGATCGGATAGCCCAAGAGGTCCAGCGGCTTGCTGGTCGGATGATCCTTATTGCGCTTCGGCTTATCGAAGTTCCAGATGGTCGTCTCAGATCGTCCGGCATACCACGGGTGCTTTCCGTTCTGTAAGAATCCGTACAGAACAGGCTCGTGCTGCCACTGGTAATCGGAGCGACCGAGAACAAGAGAGTTCTTCACCCAGATACACACACCAGCCAGATGAAATCCGGCATCGACAAAAGCCTTACGGAAGGTGAGCCCCTCCGTGTCAGCATGGAAGCAGTAAGCTGCGCCGCCTTTCTCCAGATGGTCAGCCATGTTCTTAAAGGCGGAGAGAAGGAAGTTGTAGAATTCCTCACCCTTCAGGCTGTCGTTCTGAATTGTGAGACCGTCTGATGCCTTGAAGGAAACGCCGTAAGGCGGATCGGTCAGCACCAGGTTGGCCCTCTTGCCGTCCATCAGTGTAGTTACATCTTCGGCAGAAGTCGCATCGCCGCACATGAGTCTGTGACGGCCCACAGTCCAGAGATCTCCTTTTTCTACGAAGGAGGCCTTCTCCAGTGCAGCGGTGAGATCAAAGTCATCATCTTCGACGTCCTTGTCCGCACCGCCGTTTAAGTATTTCTCCAGTTCCTTGTCATCGAAACCGAGAAGAGACAGATCAAAGGCGTTGTCTTGCAGATCCGATAACTCGACGGAGAGCATTTCCTCGTCCCATCCGGCATTCAGGGCAAGCTGATTGTCTGCGAGGATATAGGCACGCTTCTGCGCGTCGGTTAGATCCTCGGCGAAGACGCAGGGGACGGTTTTATATCCTTCCTCGCGAGCGGCCTGAATCCTGCCGTGGCCAACGAGGATGTTGTAATCGCTGTCGATGACTGCAGGGCTTACGAATCCGAACTCCCGAAGAGAGGAGCGGAGCTGCGCGATCTGTTCTTTGGAATGTGTCCTGGCATTCCTGGCATAAGGCACCAGTTTGTCAATCGGTACCTGTTCCAATCTTTCTGTATTCATTGCAGTCCTTTCCGGGCGCGGAGCAGACGCTCCATCACATCGTCCTGCGGGTTCGCGCCGCCGTATTCAGCGGAGCAGTTTTCCTTCACGATCTGGAAGATTTCATCCCACAGACGATTCGCCTGATTCATGTAGTTGATTCCGATATTGATGAACGGAGAGGGGATCGGCTTGCCAGTCGTTGGATGCTTACTTAAATACCCGAGCTTGGTTGTCATCTCCTCGCACTGAATCCATCGGGCAGAGCACATGGCGTATCGTTCCAGAAGCTGTGGCGATACGGCCTTGGCCACGCCGAGCTTGTCGAGCCATTCCCAGGTCTCCCGGTAAATGTCTCCGGCTTCCAGCGTTGTTCCGTCATGCTGGCGGGCCGAAAGAAACTCATGCGGCTCCGGCATGTCCTCTCCCTCTGTGTCGGGAATATCCAGCACTTCGAGTTTTCTGCCGCCCGGATTTCCGTTCTCGTATTTGTCTTTGACGGCGGTTTTCTTCCGACCTGCGCCGGGACGCTTGCCGCCGCGACCGCCGATGTTATTCGATTTTGTCGGCATGAAAAATCACCGCCTCCCTTATTACCCTTTTGATTTCGCTTTTTTCGCACAGAAGACCCCGCGCCGTTTTCCGCAGCGCCGCCTCGTAGAGATTT